CTTCCTAGCAGGTACATTCAAATCTTCGTATGGAAACTCTACAGTTTTCCATGACAGTCTGACCTCTACCTCAGCATACCCCACCAACAAGTCATCTTTATACAGATGCAGATCAATCCCATATCTATCGGGATTATCTTTAGCTTCCATATTCCAAAAAGAAGAGACATAGCTTTTAACTACATCTCTTCCAAACTTGTCGTAGGTGTCGTGGAGTTCTTTATCGAACCGCTTGGTAGCCATTGAGTCTTTCAATGTTATCGAAGTAGCCACGGTCAAATCCCCGTTGCCATTCTTTACCTGCCACAGACAGTGGGTCATATTGATTGACCATCCATCCATGTCTGAAAGCTTTATAGCCTTGTTCAAATTGAATACGCAGTGGTGCAGATCGTTCAGACTTGACTTGCATGTTATTCCCCTGTAGATTTATTGCTATTAGTGAGCGATCCAATTTCATCAAACTCACCAATGTAGATGCTAATGAAAGGCAACTTGATTAGTATACCACTATATGCAAATAACTTATCAGTGTCACCACCATCATTAACAATGTGGCATATGTCATCATTATATTCAATGTCTAGCCCTATGCCTTGTCTGACATTAACAACTATCATGCTGCTTTCCCCCATACATCATCCCATGTACCAGTGGTAGCACCCTTGCTGTAGTCTGTTACACGCTGCTCAAAGAAGTTGGTGTGGCTAACACCAAGCATACCATCCACCCACGGCAGAGGGTTCTTCTTAATCTTGTAGATGCCCTTCATTCCCATAGAGATGAGTCTACGATCTGCAATGTAGCGGATGTATTGCTTCACTTCTTCTTTCGTAAGCTTCTCAACCTCGACCATTGAAAAAGCCAGATCCACAAACTGATCCTCCAAACCCACCATTTGATGAGCAATTTCTTTAATGCGATCCGAAGTCGTTTCATCCTGATGGTGTTTAACGTATTCACGATAGACCTTAATCATGCCTTCAGCATGTTGAGTTTCGTCAACGATGGACCAAGCAATAATTTGGCCCAGCCCTTTAAGCTTACCATTCCTTGCAAAGTTTAGCAACATCACAAAGCTAGAGAATAGTTGCATGCCTTCACCAAAGGCAGAGATGGCTGCAATCTTTTCAGCCATTGGTGCTGCGTTCAAGTTGTTAATGTAGTCGTGCTTCTCCACCATCTCTTTGTATTGGAGGAATTCATTGTATGTAGATTCAGGCAAGCCTAAGGTTTCAATGAGGTGGGCGTATGCTGCCACATGCAAAGCTTCCCTACCTGCAAAGCCACTCATCATCATCCTTACTTCGGGTTGCTTGAACACTGGGATGTAATGGTCATGATAACCACTGCCAATGTCCAAGTCACCCTGCACAAAGAAGCGTAAGATTTTTGTTAAAAACTCTTGCTCATTAGCACTGAGTTTTCTGTAGTCTTTAACATCCTCAGACATAGGCACTTCAGTATGAAGCCAATGGCTTTGCTCGTGCTGAAGCCAAGCATCATATGCCCAAGGATATTTGAATGGCTTGAATGTTGTACGCTCTTGCGTAATATCTGCTTTTGTTCTTACCATATCAACCTTCACATGCTAAACAAGTTTCACCATCAGCCACAGTTTTCAAATCAATTTCATCTTCAATCTTCTGACGTTTGATTTGAGCACCAACCTTATCTGCTTTTCTTACCTTCTCTGAACGGAGATAGTATAAGCTTTTCAATCCACTCTTCCAAGCAAGGAAGTGGATGGCATGCAAATATTTAATGGATACATTTGCAGGGAAGAACAGGTTAATGCTCTGGCCTTGGTCAATGTATTGTTGTCTGTCTGCTGCTAGTTCAATGAGCCACCTCTGATCAATTTCCATAGCAGTTTTAAATACTTCCTTCAACTGTTCAGGAATGTCTAAGTGCTGTACAGATCCTTCATTGCTAATGATGGATGCCCACACATCGTCATTGTCCATATCCAGTGCAGCAAGTTGTGCCTTCAAGAACCTATTCTTATAGACGAATGCTCCACTAAGTGTGTCCTGCCTAAAAACATTCGCTCTGTACGGCTCGACTGAAGGGCTAGTATTCCCCATAATAAGACTGCTACTGGCATTAGGAGCAATAGCAGTGTGATGACTAAACCTTCTACTAATATTATCAAGGCCAGCATCGATACAACTACCACGCTGCTGCTCCAAGACAGCATCAGCCCGTAGACACGAAGCATGTATATGTTTAAATATTTCATTGTTATAACTCTTAGCCATCACACCATCGATGGCTACACCTTTCTTCTGCAAAAAAGCATGGAAGCCTAGAGCACCCACACCAATACTACGCTCCATCATTGCACTAAGCTTAGCTCTGGCAATTGTTGATGGTGCTTTGTCAATGAAGTATTGCAAGACATTGTCTAGCATTTCCATAACATCTAGAATAAATTGTTTGTCGTTCTTCCACTCATCATAGTATTCCAAGTTGAGAGAAGACAAGCAACACACTGCTGTTCGTTTCTCGTTAGTTGGTAGAAAGATTTCTGTACACAGATTGCTACCATTAATCTTCAAGCCTTTATCACTCAACCACTTAGGCATAGCCTTGTTAGCTGTGTCAATGAATACTAAGTATGGCTCACCTGTTTGCATTCTCAGGTCTAATATTTTCTGCCACAAATATTTAGCAGACACTGTCTCAACCACCAAACCAGTGGCAGGATTCTTCAATTGAAAGCTGTCGTCAAAGTCTGGGTCTTTCATGGCCTTCTCAATGATGGTCATAAATTCATCAGTGATGTTGATGCCATGATGTAGGTTTAGTGTGCGTACATTCTGGTCACCAGTAGGCTTACGCATCTCTAAGAACTGGATGATGTCAGGGTGATGGATGTCTAGATAGGCAGCATAGCTGCCCCGTCTCGTGCGTCCTTGACGGTAGGCCAATGAGCTAGCATCGTAGATCTTAAGGTGGGGCATAACACCAGTAGACTTATCATCACTATTGCGGATACCCACATGCACACCGACACCACCACCATACATGGATAGCCAGTTAGTTTCTGATAGGTTGTCAACCAAGCCTTCTGCACTGTCGTCCATGTAGTTAAGGAAGCAGCTGATAGGAAGGCCACGTTTAGAGCGACCAAACGATAGGATGGGAGTAGAGTAGCTGAGCCAATGCTTGCTGCTGTAGTCATACAGTCTTTGAGCGTGTTCTTGATTTGAAGCAAACGATTCCGAAACATATGCAAATCTTTCTTGAGGACTAGCCTCTTCTTCTTTCATGTAACTTTCTCTTAATCTCTGGATGCCTAGTTCATCGAACAATGCATCCCTAGACAGGTCAATGTTGACCTTAAACTTTGCCATATAAATACTCCTGTTAGGGTGGGAAAAAAGGGAGCCGAAGCTCCCGTGAAAAGAAAGGTAGTTATACCTCAGATGGCTACTGCTTGCTCTACTAAAACAAGGATGGGACTAAGTTAGTTAGTACTACTTTACATTGGTCTGCTATTTCACGATGTTCTTTCTGTGTTGCTTTGTCACAGCGAATGTCAACATAGTGCAGCCAGCTTCTCAGTGTACCATTCATGTACATTCTACTGGTTGTCATTCCTTCAGGCAACACTTTCCTAGCCACTTCCTTGGCTATGCCCATGCCCAATGCAGCCTCATAGGACCGCTTAGCAGCGATTAAAACGTCTGTCTGTAGCTCTTCCCATACCTTGATGAGTTCACGGTCTTCTACGGGGATTGAGTTCTGTCTATTCTTATTGTCTTGTAGCCTTACCTCACTGGTTTCATAGCGTGAGGAAATGGCATACCGCTGTGAGAATTCTTGGAAGCTGAAGCTTCTGTGTCGTAGGATTTGACGGGCAATGTCACGGGTGGTTTCAATTTCCATACAGACATTAACCATTTCAAATGGACTCCAATGTTTGTTGTCCATCAAATACTTTAACAGCTTAGGAGCTGTCTCAGGGTTGTTCTGATTCTCTGGGTTGCTCACCCTCGCCATGTACGCTATCAGATGTTCCGCATTCGGGGTTGCCCAGACTAGTGTCACCGACATATTCAGCTCCTTCATTAATGCCATTCTTGATGGCTGTAATTATACCTAAGTTAAGCAAGAGGTTACGCTCTTCCCATGTTAAATCAAATTGGTAGGTAGCACTACCATCGTCATGTTCATCTAACAGTTCTACATTCATTTCTTTTTCCTTTCTGCTTTCTCTTCATCTGTCTTCACCTTGTGGCAAGGCTTACACAACACTTGTAGATTTTCTATCTCACAAAAGATACGATCAATGAACAAGTCCCAACTAACAAAGCCTTCTGTTGGTGATACTACTGGGAGTATATGATCTACCTGTACATCAGCAGCAACAAAATGCTTCTTACATTTGGCACATTTGTAATGCATCGCTAGCTTGCCTGTCTTCTTGTTGGTCTTCCTACCAACAAAAGCTTCTTTCAAAGCTTTATATTTAGGAGGCCAACGCCTAGAGGCTGCTCTCAATGCAGAGGTGACAAAGCTTCTGAACCTAGAGTCAGTCCACTCACCACCATTTCTTTTTTTGTTATCTGCCAACTGGAGTATCTACTAAATGCGACATGTCAGCAGCATCGTAATGCACAAATAAATCTCTAGCTATTGCCAGTGCTTCGTCAACATCCAGAGCAACAAACTCAGAAAGATATTTATCGTATTCGGACTCAGCCACATGCTCAACAACAAAGCCATTGCTAGCCTCCCTGATAGTTACAGAATTAACTTTCATTCTAGTCCTTCAACATCAACATGACGAAACACAATTTCATGTGAGTCCATGCGTTCTAATGAGGCAGTGAGGTTCTCAATAATCACCTCGCTCAACACTTCTTCATTCAGATAGACATTAGGCAGGTCTTCTGGTTTAAAGAATACTTTTAAACTAATGTCTACTGTGATCATAGCTTTTCAATTCTTTCTTCAACCAGTCTAGCGTAGCCAATGATGTCATGCCATGAGTCATGATACCAAGGATCACCATTAACAATGCGAGACATCTTGTTACAGATGAGATCAAGGCTTTCCTTCATATCATCATCCATCTCTTTCCATACTTCACCAGATCTCAAAATATCTTTCAATGCTTGAGAAACTCTAGAGACATCTTCTTTATAGTTGCCATATCTAGTGGCTCTTGTTGCCAGTGTATCATCTACATTCATTGCATACCTCCAACTGTTTTTGTATCAATAGAGAAACTACCATCACCAAAGCTATCATGATCTGGGTTGTAAGCAAAGTCGCCTACATCAGCAAAGCATTTACCACAATACTCAACAAGCTTATCAGCCAGTGCAGCGTCTTGTTCCATATGTGGAATCACTGATGCCAATATCATAGCCATGCCAATTAAGTTGTCTGCATCATCACGGCTAATAGTTAGAGGACCAA